AACGCGCCGAAGCACAGAACGGCGGAGGTGATCCGCCCTAAGCATGGAGCTGGCTAAAGTGGCCCTCGGAAATCTCAACATTGCGCTGATTTTGAAGCTGGTTGACCAGGTGTCTGGCCCAGCCCGAAGCGCAGAAGGCGCTCTGCGCCGGATCGGCGATGTCTCCGAACAATCCGGTCGCGCTGGTGTTGACTGGGCAAACCGCCAGCTCGAAGCCAACAATGCGCGCCGGTCTGCCCTCCAGGGGGAAGCGCTTGGATTGCTTGCCCTCGGCGGCAGCCTGATGGCCCTAACTGAGCCGGCCATCCAGGCAGAGCAACGCTTGGCCGAAGTTTCAAAAGTGGTGGATTTTGAATCTCCTGAAGGCTTCAATATTCTGGCAAAAGATATCCGCGAACTGGTGACCTCTGGCGGGCTTGCTGCCACGGCCCAGGGGATGACTGACATCATCGCGGCAGCGGGCCGAATGGGGGTTGTGGACGCCAACCTGCCAGACGACGTCAAGCGCCGGGAGCTGCTGGAATTTGCCACCGACGCCGCCAAAATGAGCGCCGCCTTTGGTATCTCCGCAGACGAGGCCGGAACGACCCTGGCGCGCTGGCGGCAAAACCTGTCGCTGACCCAGAAGGAAGCCATGGTCCTGGGCGATACCGTCAATTTGCTTGGCAATACCATGGCCACCAATGAGGCCGACATTCTCTCGGTGATCAACCGGCAAGGCGTCGTTGCGCAGACGGCGGGTCTCGCAACATCTGAAATCGCCGCCTTGAGCGCGACCCTTTTGGCTGCTGGCGCACCGGCTGAAATCGCCGCCACAGGCCTCAAGAACTTCACCAACGCATTGACCAGGGGCGAAAGCACCACAAAGCGCCAGGCGGCTGTTTACGAGGCTCTCGGCATTGACCCGGTCTACATGGCAAAAAGAATGCAAGAGGACGCTTCCGGCGCAATTCTCGAAGTCCTGGGCGCTTTTGAGAAGATCCCCATGCACGCCCGCAGTTCCATGGTCGGGGATCTGTTCGGAGAAGAAGCCAAGGGCGCAATCATGCCCCTTATCCAGAACACAGAGATGTTGGAGAAGGCCTTCGCCAAGGCTGCTGACACTGCCAGCCTGCTGGGCCTGATGGAAGAAGAATACAGCCGCCAAGCGGCAACGACCCTGGTGCAACGCCAGCGTCTGTTTGAATACGCCAAAGGGCTTGCCGTCGTCGTGGGCACAGTCCTGCTGCCCCAGCTCAACGAGCTGATGGAAGCCGTCATGCCCTTGATCGCCGCGACCTCTGAATGGGCGGCTGCGCACCCCGAATTGATCAATGGATTTATGAAAGCCGCCGTGGGGCTGTTTACCTTCAAACTGGCCTCCATAGCCCTGCGCTGGACGTTATTCTCTATCCTGCCGCCCTTCCTGCATATCATTCGCGCGGGTAGTTGGATGCTGGTATTGGCACCAAAGCTTGCCCGTGGCCTCCTGGCGCTTCTAAGCCCGATGAAACTGGTTCGCGGTGCCCTTGTTGCCATTCGCATGGCCTTTATCGCCACCGGGATCGGCGCGCTCCTCATCGTCGTGGGGATGGCCGCAGTGTGGATCTACAATAACTGGTCGGGGCTACAGGCCTTCTTTGTCGGCTTCTGGAACGGGTTCCGGGAAGCACTAGGCCCCGCCGCGCCCATGCTCGATGCCATTGCCGATTCCGTGAAGGGGATCTGGCAATGGCTGGGCAACCTCCTGGGGCCACTGGACGCCAGCCTGGAACAGTGGACGGCCTGGGGCACAAGCGCGGGCGAAGCCGTTGGCGGCTTTGTCGCCAAGCTCAGCGAATGGACAGGGGTTAACGGCGAAATCCTGACATCCGCCGCAGCGCTCTATGCTGGGTTTTCCGCCCTGAGGTTTATTTGGTGGCTCCCTGCGGCCCCTATTGTAGCCGCTGGAAAGCTCTTGGCCTGGGTCGGAAAAGGCCCCCTAAAGCTCTTGCTCTCAGGGGTTAGGGTTTTGGCCGGTGCCTTTGTCCGTCTAGGTCTTTTGGCCCTGGCAAATCCAATTGGCTTGATCATCGCCGCCGTCGCAGCGCTTGCCTATGTCGTCTATGACAACTGGGACAAGATTGTCGCCAAGGTCACCGAAAAGATTGAAGTGGTCCGCGCCGCCTTTGACGAAGGGCTGATACAGGGCGTGTTCAAACTCCTGTCAGAGTTCAACCCCTTCACCCTGGCCGTTGAGGGGATGATCGGGCTTGTCGCCTACGTGATGGATCTGCTCGGGGTGCCCGAACAGATCATTGCAAAGTTCAAAGAGATCTCCCTGTTCGCGACCGGCGTCACCCTCATGAAATCCCTTTGGGACGGGATGGCGTCGATTGTCGACCAGGCGGTGAATTTCATCGTCCAAAAGCTGAAGGACCTGAAACCCGACTGGATTTCAGACCTTCAGGCTTGGGTCAGCGGTTCCGGGGATACCCCCGCCCCGCCACAGTCTAGCCGTGCACGGCGGCGCACCAGGGGCACCCGCGATCACGGCGGGCCGGTGATGCCGGGCCTGCCCTATTTGGTTGGGGAGCGCGACGCGGAGATCTTTGTGCCGGGCGTAGCGGGCAGCATCCTGCCCACCCGCGTGATGAAAACGGCCATGGCTGCAACCGTCATGGCAACGCCCAGCTTTGCCGTGCCCACCAGTGCCGAAATCGAACAACGCATCGACCCCAGACCAGCCCTGGCAAAGCCCGCGCCCGCAACGCAGGTCCACCGCGAAGGCGACACCATCAGTATTCACATCGCGCCGCCTCCCGGCACCGACGAAGAAACAATCGCCCGCCTGGTCATGCGCGAATTGAACCGCAGAGACAGCGAACGGCGCGCCGATTTACACGATGGAGTGGACTACTGATGCAGCTTGGAATGGTCATGATGGCTCTGGGTGTTTTTCGCTTTGGGATCTCCAGCGGATCTTACCAAAACTTTTCCCGCTCGGCGTCCTACAGGTGGGGAAAGGTCAACCGCATTGGTCGCGCACCAGCTCTGCAGTTTACCGGGCCGGATGCCGAAACCATCAAGCTTGATGGGGTCATTTACCCCCATTTTAAGGGCGGTTTAAGACAGGTTGAATTGATGCGCCTGCGCGCCAAAGCGGCCAAACCCATGATGATGGTGGACGGCCTCGGCTGGGTCTGGGACCGCTGGGTGATTGACCAGGTGGAAGAACGCAAAGGCGTGTTCCTCAGAGACGGTGCCCCGCGCAAGATTGAATTCACCCTGTCCCTGAAATCCTACGGCAAAGACAATGGCGTCTTGTCGTCCTTTCTTGGGGGGCTGTGATGACCAGTTACCGCACCACCGACGGCGATATGGTCGATGAGATCTGCAAGGCTCACTACGGCGACGAGAGCATGACTGTCGCCGTCTACGAGGCCAATCCGGGTCTCGCCGAGCGCGGTTCCATCCTTCCAAAAGGTTTGGAAATCACCCTCCCCGAAAAGGCGCCGGCACCCGTGCGCCAACCTGTTCGGCTGTGGGGGTAGGCCATGAAAGTCGCTTTCCAAATCATCGCTGATGGCGAAGACGTCACCGCGAATTTTGCCGACCGGCTCATTGGTCTGACCGTCGTTGACGAAGCTGGCAACAAATCCGACCGGGCAGACATCCAGGTAGACGACCGGGACTATGCCGTGGCTCTCCCCGAGACCGGGGCAAAGCTGAAAATCTCCCTTGGATTTGTCGGAGATCTGGTCGAAATCGGCCACTTTGTGGTGGACGAAATCGGCGGCACCATGGCCCCAGACACATTGTCGATCGGGGCCAAGGCGGCGGATATGCTCGGCGGTATTCGCGCCCGGAAATCGCGCTCCTGGCGCGACGTCTCAGTGCAAGACATCGTCCAGAAAATCGCTTCTGAGCATGGGCTGAAACCTGTCATCAGCGAAAGCCTGAAGGCCCAGAAATTCGCCTATCTCGCACAGACCACCGAGAGCGATTTGAATTTCCTAACCCGCATCGCCAAAGACCTGGACGCCGTTGCGAAGCCCGCAGGCGGTGCCCTGGTGGTTGCCAAGCGCGGTGAAAACAAAGCCGCTGATGGGTCAGACCTTCCGGTTTTTGATGTCCATAAATCCCAAATTGCAGAGGGCAGTTGGCAGATCAACGGGCGCGGAAAATATCGCTGTGTCATCGTTGAATGGACCGACCCGGAAACAGCCGAAGTACAAACATGCACAGCCGGAAAAGACGACCCAAAGCTAAAGATCCGACATCGCTACCCAAACAAGGCAGAGGCACAGCGGGCAGCCGATGCCGCCCTGGAACGTGGCGGACGGGCCAGCGGAAAAATCGACATTCGCTTGGGCGGCTTCTGGGGCGATCTGATGGCCGAGGCCAAGGTCAATCTCACTGGCATCAAACCCGAGCTGGAAGGTGAATGGCTAATCACCAACGTCACCCACCGCCTCGGCAGCACATTGACCACCAGTTTCAAAGCCGAGCGCGACAATGAAAAAGCGAAATCCTAACCGAGCAAGACGCCTCCCCGTCACGGGAGGTTAAAGGGTGCTTCAAACACCCCTTAACACGGGTCCAATTTCTGACAATGACCCCGCCGACCAGCGAATTCTTCATGGCCGCTCCCTGTCCTCGAGGACCCGGCCTTCATGAGGTGATTCCACTTGACGTTGCAAGACCAGCGTTGCGGCGAATGCCGTAGATTGCTATTTAAGATCGAGCCTGGCGCATTAAGCGGCGCGCTCTCTATCAAGTGCCCAAGATGCAAGGCACACACCACCTTGAGGCCACAGAGCCCTTCACCTGAGCGCCAGGAGCGCGATGGAACGGAGGGCCAAAGTGCCCAAATCATCAGAGATAGACCTCCCGCCACTCGCGCCCGGTTGCCACGGCGCGCCCAAGGGGAACCGTTATAAGCAACAGTTCGGCGTCATTGTCCTGGTCCAGGACGAACCCGCGCAGAAAGCCCTTTTTGAGGAGCTGAAAGCACAGGGTCGCAAATGCCGGGTGGTGAACACATGAAAATTGACATTCACCACGCCTCCCCTATCCCTGAAACCTACCGCGCAGCGCGCGTCTCCAGCATGTTCAATGTTGAGGGCGACGCTGATTTTCACCTGACTGTCGATGCGGATCTGAGCGCCCGCCCCTGGCAGGTTGGCTTGATCGTCGGGCCTTCGGGTTCCGGCAAGACCTCTCTTGGCCGGGCCTTGTTTGGCCGAGAGCTGGACGCGGAACCGCACTGGCCCCGCCAGGACGCCGTGATTGATGCCATTTCCCCCGAATCTGAAATGGACCAGGTCACCGCCGCCCTTGCGGCTGTGGGGCTTGGGTCGGTCCCAAGCTGGCTGCGCCCCTGGCACCACCTGTCAAACGGCGAACAGTTCCGCGCCAATCTGGCCCGCCTTCTTTGCGAGCGCCCTGCGCTTGCCGTGGTCGATGAGTTCACCTCCACCATTGACCGGCGCGTCGCCAGGATCGGCGCGGCCGCCTTCGCCAAAGCCTGGCGGCGCGGCCCTGGTCAGTTCGTCGGCGTCACCTGTCACGATGACGTGGTGCAGTGGCTCAATCCCGACTGGGTGATCGACACCCGCTCGGCTGAGTTCAAATGGAGGCGTCTTCGACGCGCGCCCCGGATCAGCATGGACATTCACAAGACCGACGGTTCCTACTGGCCCCTGTTTGAGCCGCATCACTACCTGAAGCTGCCCAGGATGGTGGCGGCTGACTACTACGTCGGCTTTGTGGACGGCGAACCCGTGGCGCATGTTTGCTTTTCCCCGCGCCCCGGTCTGGTCGAGGCCCGCGCCTGTCGTCTTGTGATCATGCCGGAATGGCAAGGCGCGGGGCTTGGCCTGCGCTTCCTCAATGAGATCTGCGCGCTCTGGCGGCGCGGGGTGAACAGATACGAGCGCCCCATGCCCGTTCTCTTTCATACCTCGCACCCCGGTCTGGCCGCCGCCTTACGCGCGCAGCCCTTATGGGCGCAGGTATCGGCCAACCTGGGCCAGCCCTCTTCTATCAACCGCAAATCAGTCAAGGGCCGCTTAGGGGGCCATTTCAGAGCCGTTCAAGGATTTCGCTATGTCGAGTAACTCCCGCCCCCGCATCGCCGTTATTGGCCGCTCCTGGCTTGCCGCAGAGGTGCTGCGCCGCCTGGCCTCCGAAGGGTTTGACGCAGCCTTGATCGGCGAGCCTGACGACAGCCAACCGCTGGAAGCCGCACAAACACTGGGCCTGCCCTATGAAATCAAGGCACACTGGATGCCCCTGCGCTCGGCTGATCTGCCCTGGCGACCCGACCTGGTCGTCTCTGCGCACTCGTTTCGCATTATCCCGGATTGGTTCATTGAATGGTCCCGCCTGGGGGCCATTGGCTACCACCCGTCCCTGCTGCCCGCCTACAAGGGCCGTAACGCGATCCGGGATTGTCTGGAGGACGAGCAGCGCTTTACCGGGGGCAGCGTCTATTGGCTCACACCGCAGATCGATGGCGGGCCGGTTGTTGTGGCTAACGGGCGGCGGCTCCAGGAGCGCGTCCAGATCCTGCCGGGGGAAACCGCTCTGCAGCTTTGGAAGCGGGCGCTGGCACCGTTGGGCGTCGAATTGCTATCTATCGCGGCGGTCCACATTAAGGGAGCGCAGAGGTGCCCCGCCCGTCCCCCTCAGTCAGGAGGCAGTTAAAAGGAGTTCCTGGCCTAGGCCAGGAGCCACAACTGTCAAATGTCACTATGGAAGGCCGCAATGCGCAGCGAGCGCCCGCATCTGGGCTACCGGAACATGGGGCGAAGAACCTTCGAAACCGTAATGCCATTCGTTAGACAAGGAGTCAGTGGACATAGCCTCTGATGGCAATGATACGGCTCGCCTGACCCATGTTCATCGTGAAATTTTTGGTGGTGTTGTAATAGCGTTCAATAGCTTTAACTTGGGCATCGGTCGCTAAATTGTCTCTCACTACGCGCCCTACCAATCAATAAGGAAAATTTCATATGTTCTACCTGCCACCTAGCGAATTATGGTATCTTACGGCAGCCAGACTGTCAGTGACTTTTGACGATGGGCGTAAGGGTAGTGGAACAGGTTTCTTTGTCTTCGACATAGTTCGCGAGCAATACTTTCTGATAACGGCACGCCACGTTGTAGACCCTAAGTATTCCCCTGGAAAAATGTTGACGCAGGCCATCTGTTCCAAACTTGAAATAAGCTTTCAGTGGGTCCAGAATGCAGGGACATCTGAACCGTCTATTGGTTACCAGACACTTACGTGCCTTGATCCAGACTTTTGCTTCGCAGACGGTGATACCGACGTTGCAGGCATTTCGTTTCCTCACGATTATCTACCCCATAGGCGAGACGGGAATGTCTATCGCCCAATGTCTTTCTCGACCGAACAGATAGGAACTGACGAGGAGTTGGGCCTCCGCTATGCAGGAGAGCCAGTTGTGTTTATTGGGTTCCCGAGCAATGCCCCTTCTAAAGAAATTGACGCCCACAAGCTTTATTATCCCCTATTACGTCAAGGCGTTTTTGCCTATCCGCCCGTTCATGGCATTCCAATCGAAGGCCAGCTTGGCAGAAATTACGGCCTTCTCGATAGTTTTGCTCAGTCTGGTTTTTCAGGGTCGCCGGTTGTATCCATCCAGAAGGGATGGGCCGATGGGTCATGGCACCCGGAGGAAGATTTCAGACCTGCCCGCGTTGTGGGGGTCGTCTGTGGGCATTACCGATCAGCGCAGGACAAGGCAGATGGTGCCCATTCAGGGTTGTCATTTTTCGCGCGGGCATCTTCCATTCGTGATGTAATCCAGCAACTCGCAGCAAAAGACGCGTGAAGCCACTACGCGCCTCCGACGTCGCGACCTCGACCGAGGCGCTCTCAAACGCTCCCACCTCAACAATGACTAGGTGATCCCATCGACCTTAAGAGGATGTGGAAGTAGAGTTTTCTCGGTAGGATGAGCGAGAAGGTTTCTATGAAGAAGACACGCTTCACTGACGCCGAGATGATTGGGGCGCTGAGGCAGCTGGAGGGCGGCAGGGACTTGCGCTTTGCTGCTGTTCGTCCACGGCACAGCGAAGGTCCGCTCCCCGCCCGACCTACATGTACTGGGGCGCAGGCTGCTCACCAGGCATGAGTCCTCTTTGGGCTGGTAGCGGGCGCTAGCGCAAAGCGAGTTTGAGATGCTAACTGTAGCAGAAACACCCAGCAAGGAATCCCAGCCATGCCCAAACTGAAACCTGTAAGAGAGCGTGCCGCCCGCGCTCTCTGTATATCGCAGGGCCATGCGCCAAACATAAAAATGGATGGCGCGCCCATGTGGCGCTCTTTCCTGGAGGAGGTGGACGTCGTCCTAAAAGCGGCGCTGAAGCCTGAATGCTGGGAGGCCTTGAAAGATGCCCCTGATGAGCTGGACGCCGAGCACCTTCAAAAGCCTTTAAACACCCTTTAAAGACCTCCGCCGCCCGACGATTTAAACGGTTTGGGCGGCGGATTTTTGGAGTTTGAAACGGGAAGTGTCCCAAACCTCCCCCGCCGCCTCAAACCAGCCGCGCGGCTATGGGCTGGTCAACGGCTCGATTTGGGGTTAGAAAACAGGGAATTCGCCAAATTGGTTTGCTGCAATGGGAAGTGTCCCGTACTGCAACGCGAAGTGTCCCGCTACAACAATACATACACCCGTACTGCAACGCGAAGTGTCCCGCTACACCTCACAGCATTAGCCAAGCGGACTTAGCAGTTTTGCAAAAATT